GTCCCATCCGGAGAGCTTGCTGACACCATGGTCAAGGGTAGCTTCTTGGCCGGACCAAAGATCGGCCAAGGATTCTACCAGAATCTGCGCGGCAACTTTGATCCACTGACTATGGACATCTGGTGGATGCGGATGTGGAATCGGTTAGTCAACCGTCCATTCAAGCCCGAAACACCAAAGGCTGTCATTGACACGAAGCGCAAGAATGCCAAGGCGGCAATTGCAGAGCAGGCTCAACAAGATGAAACCATGCGTATTGTCTTGGGGCTTGATGAAGTCACATTCCCCGGCAAGAAGAGACCGTTCAAGGGTGCGCTTACTGACACCGGGCTACGCATGTCTGATCTCCGTAAGAACGAAACATTCGACAACTTTGTGCCGGCCTTCAATCGTGCGTGGAACAGATACTACACCGCATACAGGGATGCGAATGGCCGTGCTCCAGAGAAGCCACAGATTTATAACGACATGTCTGTCCTTGAAGAGGACATTTTCGGAGCACTACAAGCAACTCCTGCAAATGGCACGGAACGTGCTTATATGCGTGCTGTTACAAATCGCGCCAAGGAACTATTGAAGTCCGAAGGGGTGGATATAAATACAGCAGACTTACAAGCGTTGCTGTGGTACCCTGAGAAGCGTTTGTTCGAGGCACTTGGTGTACGCAAGGGTCAAGGACAAGATACAGATTATGCAGAGTCTGCTTTGGGGCAGGCTAAGAAAGAGGGAATTAGTGATGACAGGATCGAAGAAGCACTCAGCAATCCAGACGCAGGAAGGGTCCGTCCTAGAGCAGATGCCGCAGGAGATGTATCCGTCGTTGATCAAGCGTCTCGAACAAGCCAAGCTTTCTCAAGGCGCGCAAAACTTGAAGGGGCAAGGGAGATCTCCGCTCGGGCAGGAACTCTCGGAAAAATATGGAATGAATCCGGACAGCGTGGAGAAGTACTTGGATTCCCTGTAGTCCAAGGATACTCCGTATCTGAATCATACAAGTCAGACTATGATGCGCTTGGAGTTTCTTCTCCAGACATATTTGAAATAGAATCCTCTCCAGAATCTGCCGAACTTTATAGGGCGGCAATCACCAAATCCAAAAACGAAAGCCCATTCGGTGCGGCAGTGTATGTATACACACCGCAAGAGTACGCAGACATGCGTCTCTTCCTTACGGAAGACGGACAAGCAGGCTTTGCCTTGAAGGGCAATGACATCGTCAGTGTATTCAACAGCGCAGAGTCACCCTACAAAGGCTTTGCAATTCCAGCGGTTCGTCTTGCCATCGAGGCAGGCGGAAGAAAGTTAGACGCATACGACACTGTATTACCGCCAGTCTATGGCGTGAACGGTATGCGAGCTGTTGCTCGAATCAAGTGGGATGATGAGTACGCTCCTAGCGACTGGAGCAAGGAAGTATTCTCTGAGTATAACAATGGCGAGCCCGATGTAGTCTACATGACATACGACGAGCAAGCAGGGCTGTATGAGAAGGGCGATGGCACCTATGTGTCAACACCAGAGCAGGCTGAGGCTATCCAAGAAAAGGCCGAAGCCCGTTACTCACGCCGTTTTAGTGCAAATGCACCAGACATTGCAACACCAGAAGACATCATTGACCGCATGGTGGGCAACAAGCCTCCGTCAAGACTACAGGGTCTCTTCAATAAATACATCCTTGGTGCACGAGAAGGTGAGACAGGACAGACAGCATTCATTCGCAACTTCATCAATAAGTTCGAGCCGCTGTTCCAGATCGACAACTTCCTCAATGGCAAGCTAGAAAACTTTGATCCCGCTGACAGCGTTGGCCGTGCGGCTGAGCTTTCACAGGGCGTCACTGGGCGGGCGTATCACATGCTTACCTCTGGAGCACTGCGCTTCAACAAAGAAACTGGTGAGCCTGAGTACATTGATTCTCCGGACAACAAGGGGCTCGAAGAAATCTTTGCCCCGATTGGCGAGAAGTTCCAAAGAGAATACAGCGCGTATGCCATGGCGAGACGTGAGCTCAAGCTCCGTGCACAAAAGCGCAGGGGCTTTGTTAAAGAATCATACGAAGACATGGTCAAGCTAGTCGCTGACCTCGAGGCCAAGCATCCGTTCTTCAAAGACGTCCATGCAGACTATCAGCGGTTCAACAGTTACATGGTTGAGTTCGCTAAGGATGCAGGCGTGTTGGACGAGCAGATGGCTAAAGAGTTCCAGAACATGGACTACGTCCCCTTCTATCGCCTGTCCGATGTTGATGCAAACACTTCAGAGATGGACAAGGCATTGTCATCCAAGGCCGCTAAGGCACTGAAGAATGTCAAGGGTCAGAACCCATTTGACACAGCACTTGAGGGTGGCGAAGAAGCTGTCGGTGATCTGTACATGAACGTGGCGAAGAACGCCGAGTTCATTGTCATGTCATCGCTCAAGAACTTTGCCCTTCAGAAGACAGCGAATGCACTCAACAAAGCAAACGGTCTTGGCTTCACATCATGGGGCCGAAAGGCTACAGCAGATGACCGAGGAGAGATCGTCACCTTCTACGAGAACGGTGTCGAGCAACGCTACAAGATCAGTGACCCATCAGTGTGGGCGGCACTAGCATCTCTTGATGAAACGAAGAAGTCTGGCTGGGTAAATGCGCTTGCATCTGTAGCAGGCATCTTCCGGACAGGTATCACAATCGCGCCATCATACATGGCGGCTAACCTGATCCGAGGCAAGATCGATGCATACGTCAGGACTGGTGTACCACTTGCATCATTCAACGAAACACTCAAGAAGACACGCGATGCGTTCAGGGATAGCGATCAAGCAAGACAGCTTCAGCTATCCACAGGCATGGGTGGTTACACCTATGGCCAGTCTGCTGAGTCGATTGGTAACACGCTCAAGCGCAACGCCCGAATCAAAAACGAATTCGGTGGGCCAGTACTACAGCGCATTGGCGACACCTTTGTAAACATAGTAAAGAACCTAGAGAAAGCAGGCGAGGCCACTGAAATGGCTGAGCGTCTTGTGTTGATGGATCGGTTGATGGAGCAGGGCGTGAGTCGCAGAGAAGCGTCTTATCGCGCCATGAACCTGATTAACTATGGACGCAGAGGCGCTGGCGGCGGAGCTATTGCCGACTTTCTTGTCAACACAATCATACCGACAGTGCCTTTTATGAACGCACGGATCCAAGGTCTGTACAAGTTTGCAGAAGATCCTCGTGTTGGAGGTGGCGCGACCACTCAGGCACTTATTGAGATGTATGGCAGAGGCTTGCTTGTCACAGCAATCAGCGTAAGTCTTGCAGGACTGGCCATGCAAGATGAGCGGTGGGATGACGAGCCATTGTATGAAAAGGTTGGCAACGACATCTTCTACATTGGTGATTACAAGGTCCGGATCCCTCGAGCGTTTGAAGTGGGCGCGATCTTTGGAACCGTGCCAGTAATGACCTTGGATGCGATCAGGCAAAGGGATGGGACAGACTTAGCTCTTGCAATGAAGTCTGTTTTCGCTAACACGTTCGCATTCAATCCAATACCTCAGGGCATCAAGCCAGTTATTGAGATTGCCACGAACACCAACTTCTTTAAGGGTGGAGAGCTTGCCAATGTGGCAATCAGAAGACTTCCTACAGAATTACAAGCGAGGCCCGACACACCACAACTCTATAAGTTCTTGAGCCAATACGGTGGTGGTGCTTTAGCCAATCTGTCACCGATTGAGATTCAACAGATTGTCGAGGGGTACACGGGATCGCTTGGTGCTCAGTTGATTGCAACAGCGGATGTACTACTAGCAGATACCTCGCGCCCATCAGGCGCGTTCGGAACGATTGGTGATGTAACAGGATTCTCAAGATTCTTGAAGCAACGCGGAGAGGGTGGATCTAAAACTCTTGGTGAGTTCTACGAGATGAAGAGAGAGATCGACCAGTTCCATGCAGGACTTCAGGAGATGCAGAGAACGGGACAGTCTGAAATTGTTGCCGACATGCTTGAAGAAAAGGGTGCGGCGCTTGGATACCGTAAGCAGTTCGCACGAGTGAGTCGTCAACTCAGTGAGGTGAATCGCCAACTGCGAGCAGTGATGAACCAAGACATTCCCGCCGATGTAAAGAGCGAGAGAGTCAGGGCTCTGCGTGAGCAGAAGGCGAACCTAGCAAGACAGGTGGTGTCTGCCGCTAAGAAGTCTGGGTACTTTGATTAAGTGCATTTGCACTTTTTGTATCACTGTTGTGGGTCACTGCCCGGGTAGATGTAGGGGTCTTGGTACCTCATGAACTGCTCGGCGGTGATGAACTCCAGATCGTTCACCCCTCCCTCGACAGATCCCATATTACGATGTTTCTCTTCCTTGGAAACCTTACTGTCCTTCCTTGGAGCATCTTCAAAATCTTCCTCATATACTCCTCCACACATTGCATTTATCTCCTTCACTTTGCACCGAAGCGTGGGGCGTGAAGGATGTGACTCCAGTCAGACCACATAGCTCTTATGCCTTCATCACTCGCCTTTACCATGATGTTCTCAAGCCTCTTTGCGGTTACCCCCATCAAGCGGTACATCTCCGCATGAGACATCCCCTTCCCCTTGAGCCTCATCGCCTCTCTGATTTCTTCCATTGTGATTCTTTCCGCCATCGCTAAATATCCTATCCCAGTTGTTGTTAAATTTGTTTCGGTCCACTGACCTGTACTTGCTACCCTTACCGGCCATCTTCTTTCTCTCTGCCGTACCGCTCTATTGCTTTAGCGAGTATTGAGTTGAAGCCGCTTTCGACCAAGAAATGCACAGCTTCATCATCGAACTCAAGGACAACAGTCGCGCCACCTCCCTCGCTCTCATCAATTTCCAGCACGTTAATTATCATTACCACTCCCCCGTCCAATGCTTGAGTCCGTACACTGAGTACAATGATCTCTTCATTGACTCCCATTCATCCTGAGTACCGTCGCCTTCATAAATAAAGGTGTTGTTCGGTAGCTCTTCCTTGATGCACTTGAAGTTAGGAACGGTGTTAATCAAGTCGCGCATCTGTGACATGACTCCCTCAGGAGGGTTCGTGTTTACAGGTTCACCAAAGAGCATGCTAGTGATTGCATGCATGTAGGTCTGGGCGCCGAGAAAGTATGTCTCTGTATGTCCATGCCTTCTCCGCTCGAAGTACATCTCAAGTGCCGCCTCAAGGATTGGATTACCCATTGCGGATATCATCATGTCGTGAGAGAAGTCGCTATCACCATTGGTCAACAGAACACAGATCGTGTCCTCATCAATGAGGTCTGAAAGCTTCTTGTTACACCAACGATCAACATCAACGTAAACACCGCCCTCTCTGTAAAGCTTGAGCAGTCTCCACACATCGACCTTGTCCACGATCCCAACATCTTTGATCATGTCGTACAGAGAACCGTCCATGTTCTCAAGCAGGTACTGATCAACCTCGTCGTCCGTGTGAACAATCACCTCCCAGTCAGGATTCATCTCGATCAATCGAGCCAAACCCTTCTTGATCATCGGGTGATCACTGTTGACAACGTCCTTGTCTGGCCAAGACACCCAGACCTTTTTATTTATCTTCACTAGCTCCGCCCCTTCTCTCCTTGCTTTCAGCAAGCTCAAGATCAATGATCTTCATGTAATGTTTCGCCGCCTTCTCAAGCTTGCGTTGTGCTGAAGCTTTTAGAAATTTCATCCATCTTTCTTTTAACTTCTGTCTTATGCTCTTCATTAACAATCTCCCATGTGATGGCGGAGTAGCCCGCGATGTCAACCCAATTGTCTAACACCCTGATATTCTCCTTTGCCCTAGACAACTTGATGCCAATCATCATGGCCGAGACCATGGACGGAGTAAATTCATACCCCGTCATGGCTGACCAGATGTCAGCGATTCTCTTGTGGTTCTCATACGGCGAGCCGTAGTCATCCTCACGAGGGCCATTGATTGCTTCTCTGGCTTTATCAAGAACCGCATCTCTCATCATCTACCTCCGTTCATTTTCTTCTTTACCCAACTGTCAATGTCCTCTTTTCTCCACATGCTCACACTGTTAGGTGTCAGCCGGAATGACCGAGGGAAGTTTTCATCCTTCTTGACAATGGTGTAAACGTAACCTCGACTAATCTGTAGGTACTTGGCGATCTGACTTGCAGTCATCACCTCCTGCCCAGCTATCTTTGCGAAGTGCTCTTCAACCATTCGTTGAACTCCTCTCTCATGTCAGTGAATGCCGCACGGGCATGTGCATTGGTCTCGAACTCCGAGCGACTCGATATCCCTATCGTGTCCCTTAAAAGTGCAACTGCATTTTTTTCGTTGACCTCTTGACCAGTTCCAGAAAGTATCCATCGCTGAAACTTTTCATTACGGCACAATGCTCCTGCTGATGCTTTGATCCTGCGTATGTCCTCCTTCTCCACGTTGACCTCTGGAGTATCGTCATCAGACAACTTAACCATGGCAACCATGTATCTGGAACCAACCCAGTCGGAGAACAATTGAGAGGGACAGTCATCCGGATGAACGCCAAGCCGGAGGACAACGCCCTCCTTGCTCTGGCTCATGGATATCTTGACCCCCTCAAAGTGGATCGCATCAATCTCCGGCATGATAGATCCGCTCTCTTTCTCGAGCGGCGTGTTGCATCCGAGCAACAAAGTCTGCTCTCTTCTTTAGGTTCGGGTGCAGGCATTCTTCAACCTGAAGAATGTCTACGTCTCCGATTGAGTACCCGTTCTTGGAGAGAGTTTTCTGATGATTGCGCTCCCTTTCTTCAGCAACTTCCCTTGCCTCTTCTGGACTTTCTGCCCTGACGTAGGTTGTCTTAGTGAAGTCCATGTTCATTACAACCTCATAGCTACGCACTGGGTCTACCTCCAAACTTGTCAGCCATCCTCTCAAGATCCTGCGTTGAGTTCTTGACAAAGTTTTGGGTGTAAGTGGATGCCATTGCGGACATCACATCACCATCCTTGCTCGCCCGAAGTAGCGCGATCACGTTCGCATGGTGAATAGCTAACCCAAGACTGTGCAGGGTATCAAACTCAAACCCGTCAGATAACTTGTTGCCATCAACAGTTACAGCAACCTTGCCGCCATGATGGCCCACTTGCTCGATGCGGTACTCAACTTTCTTGTCACCGATCACTTCATTAAACGTCATACTAACCATGATTAAATTCCTCAAATAACTTTTCAGCGATAGGGAGTGGTTCGATCCCTTGCATTGCCCACCATAGTTCTTCATCCCCGTAGGCGTGAAGCTCCATGTGATGTGGGTGACACATAGGCACGACCCAATTATCCCCAACCTTTAATGCCATGCCATTTGGCTCAGCATATGTTAAGTGGTGAGCCTCGCCCTCTCTTCCACAGATCAGGCAAGGTTTCCCACGGACAGACCACAGATACTTTTCAGAACGGTATCTTGTCATTGACTTCCGGCTCAGGCGGTGGGGGTGATTGCGTAGTTGGCTGAGGTGCATTCCTCTGCCCCTTGTTTGGGGGAGTAATACTGCTCGCCTTTACGCCCATCCAATTGGATCCACCCCCAGAGACCTTATCCCACCCTGCAAGACGTATTCGCGCATACTCGTTGCCTTCATTCAATTGCGCAACAAGTTCCTTGACTAGCTCGCGTGTCAGCTCAACATGTCCTGTCTTGTCTGGCTGTTTGGTACCCGCAACCTTGTCCTTGTTAATCCAAAGTCCACCACTTGGGCCTTCTTTCTCATTACTTTGATACGCCATCATCGTCTCCTTTGAGCTCATTTGCTTTGGCTGTGAATGCGTCAAAGACGCGCTTATAGTTCCCCGGATCAAGCCTTTCCATTTGCTCAAGCGGAGTCTTGTTCATTGTCCAGAACTTACGAAGTGAATCCAAGTTACGGCCTGCCATGAAGGTCAAGAATATGTCAGCCACAGAGCTGAGGTCTTCAGTCTTTTCTGACTTACCTTCAGGGCTCTTGATTTCATACGAAGGGGAGGCGTTTGGATTGTCGGTCTCCCCCTGATAAATGTACATACCAAGACCCATGTAGGCTAAGCACTTGACCAGACAGCGTTGATACGCTGAGTTCACTTCAAAGCAATTCGGATTGTTAATCGCCTTGTTCTTATAATCAAGAACAGGCAACACCTCAGCGACATCCTCAAGGTGCTCCTCGACAGGATTTGAGTGAGGTATCCATACTCGCACCCCAACCATAACGCTCCCGTCTTCAAGCACCTGATGACCCTGCTTCTCAAACTTTGCCGAAGGGTACAGTTCCTTCAGTGTTTGCCAAGCCCAAGCCCAAGACAAGTATGTAAACCCGTTCTTCTCCTCAGTGTGACCACTGCAATCAATGACCGAAAGAGTTTCCCAAACAGACTTAGGCTTGCTTGACATACTTAGTCCCCCTGAATGCACGGTTATAAAGATCGAGCCCGAGGTAGGATGGGTTCATCATTGCAGACATCGACTGCTCAGTAATTGGAAGCTCGCCATCAGCAATCACCCTGCGTATAGCGTCAACCTTCTTGACCTTATCGATACGAACAATCGCACCGATCTTGCGGGCATACTTAGCGGCCTCTGCATAAAGACCATGGGTCCTGACGACCTTCTTGGACTTCTTCTTAGCCGCCACCTTTGGCTTGACAACCTTGGCCTCAATCTCGACTGGTATAGCAGAAGCCATCTCCTTCTGCATCTTGTCGCGCATTTCACGCAAGGCGTACAGATGGAATGAGTGAACCTTCAAGAGGTCCTCGATGGATTTAATTTCCGTGTCAACAATTTCTAATTGCTTAGACATTTTCGTCTCCTTTGTATTGCTCACAAAACTCTGCGACACCGCAGAAGTTTTCTTTACATCGGGTGAACTCACCCTTGCGGTGATCTATAAAAAGTGCAGTTGCACCTTTTTGCGATTCAATATAGAACTCCGCTTGCTTTTGGGACTCGAACAGCTTGATCGCTGTCTTCCTCCCCTCCTTCATGACAGCCCACTTACTGGGCTTCATCCACCTCTCCTCGTCAGTACAACGGGGGAAAGGATCCTCGAAGTCGAAGCGCTGTTGCGTGTCTTGATGTGCACGCACTCGCTCCTCGACGTAAGCTTCTGCAACCTCTGGGTCCCAGACTGGGATGTCAACGATTGCGATTGGTGTCTGCGGATAGTCGCTGTCGTATGACGCCTTGCGTCTCGACCAGTCACGAACAAACGCGCAGATTGATAACTTGGATACGGGGACTTGCTTCACCCTACGCACAAGCCATGCGTAGCAGTTGAGCTGACGCTCCCAGTCAAGCTTGTAATTCAGGATGGACCAGATCGAGCAGACCTTATAGTCCGTGACCGACACAGATCCGTCAGGCTCAAACATCTGGACATCGATGGCCCCTGATATCTTCCACCCTGCGAACGTGGTGAACAGGCGCTCCTCGTGGATAGCGTTAGGCGGTGCCTCTCCGGACTCCAGAACATGGTGAACGGCAGTGCCAAACAAAGACCAGATCCGATCCGACAGATCGTAAGACAAATGGTTCTTGTAAAGTTCCCGCAATTGATGTATACGGGGAGCATCGATAAGCGTGGTGACGCTGACATCAGCATCACCTCTCGAATACTTGTCCGAGGCGGCGAAGCGCTCAATCTGCTCAGGCAAATTATGAATGTTCGTTAGCTTCAATGTTCGTCTCCAGAAGCATGTGTTTCAGCGGACGATACACCAAGCAACTGGGGAATACAATAGTGGACGAAGAAAAAAATACAGGACAAGAGATTACATTCGAGATCGAAGGCGAACCGGCGTCGAAAGCCAACTCGCGTAGAATGGTAACCATCAAAGGGAAACCTCGTTTGATCAAGTCTAAGAAGGCTCTTGATTATTGCAAGTCATTCGCATTGCAATGTCCTCAGCTCGACGAATTGATGGAGGGAGATCTCTCTGTGACAGCCCATGTATGGTATGCATCCAGACGACCCGACCTTGATGAGTCAGTCATCTTGGATGAAATGCAAGGACGCATTTACACAAACGACCGACAGGTAAAAGAGAAGCATGTCTATTGGCACCTCGACCGAGAAAGACCACGATCACTCATCAGCATTAAAACTTTGGAAAGCAGTAATCACTCAGGCAGTAGTTGATTCTTATAGCGATAAGCGTCATGATCGCCTTCCTGTGAGCCGTTGGCTAGTCAATGATGACTTTGAAACTGTTTGCGGATTGGCACAAGTAGAACCCTACCCAATAAAAAAATGCTTGGCCGAAATACTCAAGGAGGATGGCTCCATCAGAGCCCTTGTACTTGGGAGGAAGATGATAGCTGAGCTCGAACAGAGCTGATTGAGGAGACGACATGGAAAACAACAGCGTAATTGCGTCCTACGCACAGTCATTATCAATTGGGCAACACAAAAAGCCCTGCCCTTTCTGTTCCCCCAGACGAAAAAAGAAACGTGATCCATCGCTATCCGTACAGGTAGCAGGGGATTGCCTTGTCTATAACTGCCATCACTGTGGGGCGACTGGAAAATACAATTATGGAGGATCAACCGTGGATTATGCAGAGAGAAAGCGTCCCACGCCAAGACCAGTTAAAAAAGAATCACTAACAGCGGAAGCCATCTCATGGCTAAAGAAACGCGCTATATCAAAAGAAACTGCTGAGAAGGTAGGAGTATACTCCTGCAACCACTTCATCGCCTCAGCGGGCTCTGAGGTGCCTTGTGTTGCATTTCCCTACAAGGTTGCCGGACATGAGACGGGTGCCAAGATCAGAAGCCTGAACGAGAAAGGCTTCTCATGCACAGCATCATTACAAAGCTTCTTCAACTACGACAACATCGAAGACAACGACATCTTGATGATCGTTGAAGGGGAGATGGATGCGCTGTCTTTGCTCGAATGCGGATACGAATCCGTTGTCAGTGTGCCGAATGGGGCTGTCGCCAAGGTCAAGAACTACACACCCAATCAAGAAGACGACACCTCATTCAGGTTCTTGTGGGAGGCCGAGCCAAAACTGAACAAGGCATCTCAAATCATTATCGCAACCGATGGCGACGATGCAGGCGGAGCGATGGCCGAAGAGTTAGCCAGAAGAATCGGCAAGGATAAAGTGTGGAAAGTTGAGTGGCCCGAAGATTGTAAGGACGCCAACGATGTACTGGTCAAGCATGGCATAGCAGTGCTTGAGAACTTGGTCAACAATCCAAAGCCGTGGCCTGTGTCTGGAGTGTACAACGCCAGTCATTTCTTTGATCAAGTCAGAGAGGTGTACGAGAACGGTCTTGGGAAGGGAGCCTCGACAGGTTATGAGGACGTGGACAACCTTTACACGATAGAAAGAGGTCAGCTTTCAGTCGTGACAGGCAACCCCAGTTCAGGGAAGTCGGAGTTCATTGACCAGATCATGATGAATCTTGCTGAAACACAGGGCTATTCGTTTGCGCTGTGTTCGTTCGAGAACGAACCACACCTGCACATCCCAAAGCTGATGGCTAAGCACATGCGTAAGCCATTCTCAAAAGAATCCCAGAACCGCATGTCTCCTGACGAAATGGAGACAGCGATGAAGTTTATTGAGGACCATTTCACATTTTTGTACCACGCCGATGGGTCAATGACTCCATTGGATGACATCATTTCTCGATTGAAAGTTGCTGTCATGAGGAATGGTATCAATGGCGCGGTGATTGATCCGTATAATTATATTGAGCGGCCACGAGATATGGCCGAGACAGAATGGGTGTCTGAGTTGCTGTCACGCCTGAGACTTTTTGCTCAAGCGCATGACATTCACATCTGGTTTGTTGCCCACCCAAGGAAGATGCAGGCAGATGCGAACGGTGAGTACCCTGCCCCCAAGGGATACGACATCTCTGGGTCAGCCGCTTGGTATGCGAAAGCGGATTGCGGTGTCACGGTCCATCGACCTGACCGAGTGTATGGAAAGACTTCTGAAATACACCTGTGGAAGTGTCGCCATTCATGGATTGGAAAAGAGGGAGTTGCTGAACTTGTATTCGACGTCAACACATCGCAGTACTTGCCAAGGCCCGTCTACCACTACTCAAAAGCAGAACCAATTGAGCCACCAAAAGAACTTGACGCCCCCTTCTGAAAAAAGTGCAAATGCACAAAAGAAAAGCAATGACATGTGGGAGATTGACCGCATGTTGTTGCGCGGTGACATCGCTGTGGAAGATCATGCGACACTTGAGCAGTTCATGCATGACATCCACAACCTGAGGCTGTTCAGCCTTCCTCCCCAAACGCTCGAAGTAAAATCACACACAAACATCCCTTCAACTGGGACCATGCGTGAAGCGGTTGCTTGGAAGAAGCTCACAAAGATACGGGAAAGGTTCAAGCAGATCAGCTTGGAGTTGGACACAGCGATGATGGACTTGGGATTGGATGTCCCGAAGTCCTACGAACCATCGCTGATTAAGGTTGGAGTGCAGAAGCTCACTGAGTTCTATCAAGAGTGGTGATCGCGTGATGCAACACCTCTTCTTGATCAGCAAGCCACACATCTGAAGTACTGGTATCCCTTTCGAAAGAGGGATAACCATGGTCATACAGCCATCGATCAACATCCTCGACATCGACTGGCATAAGCTTTGGGAATCCCCACAAATATCCTAATGGGGGAGCGATCCATACATACTGCATAAGACCTCCAAAAAAAAGCCCCTCCGAAGAGGGGCAAGCGAGGGAGAGTGGCTGATTTCTCTGATTTCCGTCTATGAATTTAAGGTGACACGGTTTCCCTTCTGGACTGGCCTACATTTTATGGGGCGACCAACCCGAAGACATCAGAGTAGGGCGGGTGCCACCCGCCTCACGAGGAGTATTGTCACCACCCCGTAAACCTATATGTCTAACCTTTTGATTGTCTCAGATTTGATCCGCCGATTCAATAGGCTCATAGCAGAACTTACATCCTTCCCATGGGCAAATATCTGCACGCCATCATCGTTCAACAATCCCTCATTTTGAACAACGTAATACTGGTATGACTGAGGGTCATCGTCGATGAGCCCGAAGCAGTCCAGTCGGTACACCTTAACGCCTTGGCTGTTAAACATGTGACCCTTGATTTCTTCAGCGCTCATCACAAACTGTGGCTTGCTTTTGATCTTGAAGAAGAACCATTCATCCCTAATCGCCATGGCATTGCGAGGCGTCATGTGAACTTTGACGCGATGCATTTTTAACTGACGACCACGGTGCCAATTAGTCACCGCATCATAGATCTGAAAGTGGAAGCCGCTCTCACCTAAGTACTCAGGCATGGAGTGACGAAGGCCAACATGCACATTGAAATCGAAATACCCCCCTTCATTGACGCGAAACAGGTGACGAATTTTCCTGTGGGCTTTTGCCACATAAGAGCCAACTCGATCATCGAAAGAGTCTGGGTTGCCGCGCTCTCTAAAATCATGGCGAATCTCTCTGATCTCATCTATCAAGCGCTCAATTCGTCGACAGACATGGTAAATAATATCCGCGTCCATGAGTTCCTTGACCTTGTCGTACCAACCAGTCTCAATCATGCTGACTCGACGCCCACTCCGTGCTTTAGTGAGCACCGACTTTGGAATGCTGTAGACATCGAACAGCATGTCCAACTCCTTCAGGTAAAGCTCAAGGGCTCTGTACTTTGTTGCTTGCTTATTCATAACTCATCCTCTTTTAATTGAGTCATTATAGATCAGTGATCAGCGCTTAGCGCTGACCACCTCTCCGAACGGGGCATCAGTCAAGCCAGTCGATACCCAGAGAACTGGATAGTCAGGCTCCATTGGGAAGTCCCAGACATGCAGATCAGTGAAGTAGATCATGGAGTCAACAGGCAGATCGTTCTCCCTGATATGCTCGAACACGGGGCTGACCCTAGTGCCGCCTCTGCCCTTGCAGTCGAGGTCCTCGATGATCTCACCTTGGCCATACTCGTTGACCGACTGGATCTCTGCGTCACAACCAATGACCGTGATGCTGTCTGGGGACATGTCTTCAGAGATCGCGTTCAACTCACCAAGAAATGCCTTGAGCATTTCATCGTTGACCGAGCCCGAAGTATCAACACCGACAACGATATTGCCTGCACCCATGTGGTCAACAGAAGGCATGTAGATCCCATAGGTCCCAAAGAACTTACGGTTAGGACGCTTCCAAGTGTAGTCGTCTGGCTGATCACCACCGATGAATGCGCGGAGCTTGTCACGCCAATCGACATTGGCTGACGACATCTCCTTGATCAACTCGCCAACACCCGCAGGCACCTTGCCTGCCGCCTCAGCAGTTTGGTGTGCCTGAAGTACATTGACTGCAATCTCCTCAGACAACTGCTTAGCCTCCTCCTCAGACAGAGCCTCCCCGTCCTCGTTCGTGGCCTCTTCAACTTCACCAAAGTTCCAACCCTCAGGTCCGTCCTCAGGCGGATCTTGGAGCAACCGATTGTAGATCGACTCAGAAGACATGCCGCGATACTGATCGTCAAGCAGGCCGCACTCAGGAAGCGACATGCCAGAGTCAACGACGATCTGATTGATCGCGTAGTCTGTGGCCATGTTCCAAAGCTCAGCATTGTAGTCGCCACGGCGGAGCATGTGCTGAAGTGCAACGTGCATGACCTCGTGGGCAATGACGCCTTTGATCTCATCCAAAGAGTGCAATTGCACAAATTCTGGGTTGTACTTGATGCGCTTGCCATCGGTACACATTGTCGGAATCTCACTGTCCTCAACCATGTTCAGGGTGAGGGCCAGTGATCCAAAGAAAGGCTGATCGAACATCAAATGTGTCCGCGCCTTAGATATCATTTTGTTGGCTTCCATTTAACACCTCCTGAATTCCAACCTGATTCAAAGCGAACGTGATGTATCGGGCATGCTCCCGATCCACCGCCTCGCACCAGAGATCACGGGAATGGCACACAGTGTGACCATCCCCCAAGATCTCAACGTTATTCAGGAAGATGAGGTTTCCCTCATCCTCGAACTTGATGATCTCTACACTCACAAGATCAACTCCGCACCGCCCTGAAGAACCCAGTCGCGGAAGCCATCAACCTTCTTGAGGTCAGGGAAGCGTGACATCGCATCCTTGATAGCGAATGCCGCGAACTCCTGCTCAGGCAAGCGACGAATGTACTTCATGAAGTTCTGTGCATTCGACTTGTTGACGCGATACGACAGGGCTGAGCAGACCGCATACATGACCGAAGGATTCTCAGGCAACGGTGCATTGTCTGGATCCTTGAGTGGCAACTCAGGGTCAGGCAGTTCACGGTACACCTTGAGGAAGGCGGCGAAGTCTGCTGTCGCGCCCGAACCAACCTGACCTGTGATCGCCTGATACTCAGAGACAGTATCGAGACCCCAGTCGAGGATATTGGACACCTTCTCCCAAGAGCGAGGCGATGGGCAGGCCTTGGCATCCTTGTCGAAATTCGACAACTGCTTTGGGACAAAGCGCAGGAAGCCAGTCACCTCTGGGCGAACGCCCTTGGCGTTCATGTAGACCAGAGCATCGTCCAGATTGGGCTCAACCTCCAAGTGCAAGAGGCGATCCTTCAGGTGAGTCGGCATGGCATTGGTGCCTGCACGATGCTTGAGGTCATTACCCGCACACACAATGGACCAACCATCGCCCAACTGATGCTCACCAATGCGGCGCTCATTCACAAGCTGAGCGGCAATATTCTGGTTGGCAACAGGAGCCTGCGGAAGTTCATCCAAGAACAGGATGCCCCGACCCTCAGTCGGCAACCAAGATGGGCGGGCCCGAAGGAACGTGCCATCGTTAAGATAAGGGAAGCCGCCCAGTTCACCCGCATCATACTGAGCAAGGATGACAACGACACAGTCGATGCCAAGCTCATCAGCGATGTCCTGCACCAGTGTGGTCTTACCCAATCCGGCGACACCCCAAAGCATTGGAGTGGTGTACTGGCTAGTGCGGCCAGAGAGATTTCCATTCGCAACGATAGACGCACGAATGATGTTCTGTGCTGTAGATAATTTCATAGCTGTCTCCTCAGACAATCAGTTTCTGTTTCGGCCCATGAAGGCCTCATCAGTGGGGACACCCCCAGACAGAAGCGGACAGTATAAGACATTGGAGGACGGGGGTCAACAGACCCCCAAGCCTCACCACTTCCAACGATCCTCGTCGTCAGAAGCTAACCACCAAACGTAGATCAAGCAGACCAAGAAGGCGCCTGCAACCCATGCGAACTCAGTCGTGTATGCCATGGCCAATCCTCTTTGATTTCTTGAGGGCCCACCGAAACAGTGAGCCGATTGCCATGCAGATGACCGTGGTCACAAACATGGAGATGACTAGGAAGGCCGCGATATATGGATCATCCACTGAGCTTCTCCTTCATCGACTGTAGGAACGCATCAGCGAACCGATTGTTTCTTTCACCAATCATGTCGGACTTCTTGAGGAAATCCACAGCCCGTCTCAACTCATCCGCATCAGACTGCATCTCAGCGATGGTGTCAGGGTCAGCGATGTGATTGAGACCGCGATAGGTCAGGTCATCAATCCGAACATTGGCGCTGTCCACTAGCACCCGTATTGCCTGCTTGATAGCGGCGTCATGTATATCAGTCATCATTACTCTCCTTGATCAATGCATAAATCACTTTCGGTCTCGACCCACACCTTGGCGCCACATGACAGCGGCTTGTCCGGTGAGTAAACAACAGTGCTTGGGCCGTTGATCACGACCCGATTGCACTTGATGTTTTCCTTGTAGGTTTTGACTGTTAGTACAGGTAAGTCCGCGCCCTTGGAATTGGCGCGGACATTGTGTTGGTTTACATGTATTCGTTTGATCATTACTCCTCCAAAAAAGTGCAATTGCACATTACAGACCGAAGTTCTTTTTGCAATCCGGTCCGATCCCTAGCTCAACCGACTTAGGGTCAGTGAGCTCTCTACCACAGCAAGCACAGTGGCCTGTGTCCCGCGCATACTTGATCGCTGTGCCCAAAGGGTCAGCGGCCAGATCCGCGACATGCTGAACGTCAGTATCGCTGACACCACGAGCCCGAAAGAAATCCCCATCGGCAGTGACCTTCCCAAGATAGTCACCATAGACATCCTTCACATACAGGGCTCCGGCATTCTTGCCGCTCTCAGGAGCGGGATACACCTTGAGGCTCCCTGCACGAATGATCGGGCGCTTCAAGCCAGACTCTTTTGCCTTGGCAAACGTTGAGAACAGTGGAGCGAAATCCACAGTCGCATCAGGCTTGTTGTTCACGATCCGCTCGACAGCGGCAATCTGCCCCTTGGTCAGTGAGCCCCACTGGGCCAGTGAGTGACGCAGTGACATGCGGAAATCGTTTTTCTCCTGCACCTTCAACCACTCCCAGACTGGGCGGTTGGAGTCACGCAAGTTTGCGAATGCAGGGACATCATTGAACAGTTGATCAATATTCATAGGTTCTCTCCAATTGTTAGATCCTGTCTCCTCAGTGTCGGTAGGATCGGGTTCCGACAGACGCCCATCAGGGCGTTTCGACTATAGGAATGGGTTGATGAAGTTGACGCGAAGCTCAGCGTACATTTCGCGCCACACGTCACCATGCGGGCGATGCTTGCCCTGACGCAGTGAGCGATCACGCCACCAAACCTCACCATGATCAGCCTTGCGGCGAGCGTGGTGATACCAGTGCGCAACCTCATGGGCAACGATGGCTCCAAGCCTCACAGACTTCTTGCCAACCACGTTGCCAATCACTGGATCACTGCTAAATGATTTGTATTCCTGATAGGTGTTGGGAGCAGACCATCTCTCGTTGCGATCAATGTAATCCTCAAGGATGAAAATGCCAGTGCTACCGCCCCAACAGGTGCGGCCCTTGGCCTTGGTCTTGACTACAAGCGGTGTATCAACATCGCCATACGCTTTGACCAAATGATCTGCGTAGATTGATGCAACCCTACCGACAGCATTGTGAAAGCTCATGCGGCTGTCGCGGTATGGCTTACTGACAAAGTTCATAGTGCCTCCTCGTTTTTGTGCAATTGAACTTTTTTGACCTGTCTCATCAGTGTGGGTAGGTCAGGTCCCACAGACCCGCCGGAGCGGGTTTCGACTATGCGGCGGCTTCTTCCAAAGCCTCAATGGTTGCGTTGATCGCGTCAGCCTCAGCCTCCGCTTTCGCAAGCTTCTCAGCTTCCTCAGCTTTAGCCTCTTCTAGACCCTTGACCGCCTCATCAAGACGCACACGGTCAGCATCATCAAGCGCCACGATCTTCTTAGCTAGCTCCTCGATAGGATCCTTCTTGCCAAAGCCGCGCTCCTTGATTTTGGACTCAGTGGTCAAGCCATCCTTGTCGAGTTCAACCAGAACCTGTGATACACCGTAGCGGCCCACATCAAAGTACTTTGAGTCAGCCCGAAGTAGCCCAGTAGTGTTAAGCACATAACGGTGAACACATGCATCAGTCACGCCTGCCTCAAGCAGATCAGCCTTCAGCTTCTTAGACACATTAGTGGGAAGCAGGCCCTTGGACGTAAGCTTCACACCGGCAGTGGCGAGGTCAGCGATCAAGAGCGCATACGACTCAACCTTCTTGGTTGTGATCTCATCACTCAAACCCTTGCGTGAACCCTTGAGCCCTGAAATAGCCAATTCATTTTTGCCAATTTCAGCGATGTTATTGAATGTGATTGTTGCAGTAGTCATAACAGTTCTCCTCAGAACGTGATCGAGATGTCTCATCAGACCGTGGTCTCTCACACCACAGTGACGCCCCTCAGGGCGTTTCGACTTAGTGAATGTATCCATCGCGTGTCAGGTCAGCCTGCACGATCTGGTGCGGTACAAAGAACAACTCGTGGCGTAGGTGCGTTGCATTGCTTGGTACCTTGCGGCGCTGTCCATTCGCGGTGCGATAACTGGCGCCAGTCATCCGGCATGCCCAACGGTGAGCCATGTCGCCGTTGTACAACTCGTATTCCTCGCGGCTGTACAGGAACACGACAGTGTATGTGCGTCCCGCATGTTGACCAGAGCCCTCGATCTGTGCGCGGGCTAAGACAGCGTCATTCAGTGCTTGTACTTCAATGATGTTCATAGTGATTCCTCAATGTGTTTGGCCTGTCTCATCAGTGGCAGGAGGCCAGATCTGCCAGACGCCCCGTGGGGCGTTTCGACTAGTCAAGTAAACCGTTGTTCTGCAAGGCGTTCGCATTCATGGTTGCGAGCATGTCGCCGTAGTACTGAAGGAACATGTCTCGCGCTAAGCTCCAACGCTCATACGATCCGCCGCTTGGAAGCATGGCCTTGACTGTTTCTGCGATGTGCTGATTGCGCTGTTCTGCTGTGTTTTTCATAGTGATTCTCCAATGTGTTTCGCCAATACCATGGCTCGTCAGTCAGGCTGTTTGCCTGAGACACGTCTGAGCCCCAGTGCAGATCACGTTGCGTGACATACACTCGACTCTTTCCGGCCTTCTCGCGCTTGCCAGTGGGACTGGCACATCGTCCGGTAACGATGCTGTCAGAGCGGTCTGTGTGGTGTCCGATATGACCTGAGGGTCTGTCGGCTCGCCACCGGATGGCGAATCCCCGTTGGGGGTAGGGCCTGAGCGGTGCCCACGAGCGAGGCACTGCAATCCGTTGGCGAATTATAAACACAGTAGAAAACAGGAAACAACACCTGTGAACAAAAAAAGACAAAAAAAGTTTGTATGACGGTAAGTACAATGGATGGAGGCCCGCGAATAGTGCAAATGCACTTTTTTACCCGCCCGAAATAATTCACCACGGCAAGAGAGACACACAGTGGAAGAGAAGAGACTACAGGTAGTAGCAGGACAGTCAGTCAAGGGAGGGCTCACTGCAAAGCAGGAAGCGTTCGCTCAGGGGGTTGCCAATGGGTTGACGTTGGCAGACGCCTACAGGCAGTCGTACAACGCTGAGAACATGAAGGAGGCGAGCATCTACACAGAGGCTAGTCTGTTGATGGATAACCCAAAGATTGCCCAGAGAGTGAGCGGCATTCAACAGGCCAGAGAGGATAAAACACTGCATGACAGTGCCCGCTTGAGGAGACTGGTTCTTGAGAGACTGCATCAAGAGGCGACAGAGGCGGAGTCTGACAGTGCCCGCATCAGAGCGCTTGAGCTATTGGGCAAGAGCATTGCCATGTTCACTGACAGAGTGGAACAGGAGGAGGGGGTGCGCTCGTCAACCGATCTGGAACAGGAGCTGATCGCCCGACTGAAGAGCCTTTCGGCCTGACGCATAATCTTGGGCAAGAGCATTGCCATGTTCACTGACAGAGTGGAACAGGAGGAGGGGGTGCGCTCGTCAACCGATCTGGAACAGGAGCTGATCGCCCGACTGAAGAGCCTTTCGGCCTGACGCATAATCATGATTATGTTAAATGGGATTTGACGATGGGTCCGCTCTGATCTGGATGGCACCCTCCCCGTCACGGATCTGGGGCATCCTCTGACCCCACCCGCCCCGGCCCCCCGGCGATTGCGACTGCGGCGACGCATACACATACACAGTATTCCACACAAACATTCCACAACTTTTCATAACCCCTATAAGCCCCTCTATAGTCCTTTAACGTAGGGTAGCCCCACCCCCTTGCTTAAATCCCGACAGAGAGCCTTAGAATCGCTCTCAGATAGACCCCTCCCCTCCCCTCTCGGGTCCCCAGCACCCCCACAGTATATTTTTGCCAAAAAACACGAACTGTTTCCAGTACGCCCTATCGTGAATAGCTTGCCTATGAATGATAGGCCACCAGCAATCCTTCCTGTGATACTATTGTGCAGTGCAACATAGTACTTAACCGATAGGAGATATCACATGTACGAACTCATGAAGCCTTTTACCCGTGTCTACGAAGATCACTTCGCACCAATCGCTGAACAGCAAGCGAAGGTTGTTGCCAAGTTCGTGGAGGCTGGTATGGACCACGCGAAAGCTTTACGCGATGCGTTTGTTTTTGCCATGGAACAACAAAATAAAAAATAATTTGCCAAGAACGAAAGACGAGCGTTATAATCATTCCTAATGCGAAGCATTGGGGATGTATCACGCATACATACCTATAAGGTATGTAGGCATATGCTTGGCATATGCACAGCAGGATATGCTTAGCATATGCTAGAATGAAGTCGAGAAGGTGGTTCGTCTCCCACCAACTCATTGGGGGCCGATTGGCCCCCGGTTTCTTCCGAGGCGCTACAGGAGACACCCCATGTATTTCTCGATCCACTACGAGAATGGCGCATCAAGCTTCCAGTACGAAGTCAACACTCCCGGCACCGATATCAAAGCAGTCATGATGGGCATCGAATCTTTCTTCGAGACCACCATGGAGCACGCTGTAGAAATTGAAGAGCCCGAAGAAAGCGAGGGAGATGTTCTTCCATGAGCAACATCTACAACTTTCCGGGGCAAACCTTCGCTGACATTGACGCGAAAGAGATGCTTCAAAACAT